CCGTCGCCCAGTTCGCACCTGTAGCCCAGTTTGCACCCGTCGCCCAGTTTGCACCCGTAGCCCAGTTTGATATTGCGCGCCTCAAATTCGGAGGCTAATTCAGAAAGTTCATTGTACTGAAAGGGTGTCCAGCCTTTGTCTGAAACCCAGAGATAAAGTGTTTTCATGGTGGGTATGTTTTGTGTTTAAAGTCCGTGGTTAATCCTCAATTACCGTAAGTATCTCTATATCGTCAGCTCTACGCCTTGCTCGGCGCATCATGCGACACTCAAAGCTGGAGCTCAATAATTCAACCGAGAACAGGCAGAGAAGAATCGCCGCTCCGACCCGCCGGGTCATTTCCGATATGTTAAGCGTGATGCCGAAGTTCTGCGTGAAATACCAGGTGACAAGTGCATGCAATGTTCGCTTGCAGCCCGTCTTGTCGTAGATGCTTTGCAGATGATTCGCCACACACTGGTAGATGACGTTAAGCCGCTCTGCGATCTCCCGGGCGGAATAGCCCAATACTACGAGGTTAATCACCTCACGCTCGCGCTTACTAAGTATGGTGTCGGTTTTCATTTTTCCTCTACGATATTGGGCATTCCGCCTCTTTTGTATAACAGTTCATCTGCGTTATCTTCGCGTAATGCAAGGGTTGATATATATATTTTTGCCAGCTCCCCACCGTCTGCCTCAATGCGCGATTTAAGATCTCTAAGTTGACTCTCTACACCCTCTATTGATAGCGTTGAAAAATATGGCCCATATTCCCAATTTTCTACTGGTTCTGGATCTGATAGCACCCAATCATGAATAGCCAAAGCGCGTTGGAATAGCGTAGTATCACCCGGAATTACCGATGATTCAATAGACGCTTGTTCGATACACCATTTCCTGAAACCGATGTATGCTCGTACCTTTTCGTTGTATGAAGGCTTTCTCATAGCTACGCCAGCCCCCACGGCTCTTTGATTCCGTAGTTGGTAAAGGTTTCTTCGATGCCTTTGCGCTCAAAATCCGTATGCTCCAGATTACCATTCGCCCGATAGCACAAGGCTTGAGGGGTAATATTACCAAGCCCCCGGCGTAAATCCTCCCGAATCATAGTCCCTATTTTGCCCGGCATTTTATCTGCAACGGCGAGACCTTTTGTAAAGGCGTTTTCTTGTATCTTTTCGTCCGTCATCATTGTTTTATTTCTGTTTTATTTGGTTATTTCTGCGTTTTTTGTATAACTTTACATTGTTTATACTTCAAACCTATTTTAACTTTGCACTTGCATTAGGTTTGATATTGCAAATATACTAAACTATTTGAGCACATCAATACAATAGTGAAGTATTTTTAATAAAATAATTTTATAGCATTCCAAAATATTATAGACAGATTACCTTCATGCCTGATAAACTGATAGATAAGGCCGTAGAATTACTACGAAGCACACAAGACACTCCGTATAAAATCGCCAAAGCGACTGGATTGTCACAGACAATTATCGGCAAATGGAAGAAAGGAGAAGGCAAGCCGAGTAGAGCAAATGCCAGATACATACTCCAATATTTTGGCATATCCAACATAGAAGACCAACCTATCAGCCAAGGAGGCGAAGACGTCACGCCAACGAAAGCTGAAACAAATAACTTAGATACTATGGAGAGAATGAAATTCTTTGAAGCTCTCGAACGGCGAGATCGGGAAGTATCCAGACTGATCACCATCATCGAGAAGATGCAAGGCATCACACCTGGGGCAGAAGCTGCTGCCCAAAAAAAAGAGGCATAGCGGTATTCTAATTAGACTAATGCCATCTTCATTAGAGCGGAAGCAATATGATAAAATAGAACCACCCAAAATAAGTTCCATATAATCGAGCTACACATTTAAAGGAGATTACGGTCTCCTTTAAAAATGACCGGGGCGCCCGCAGACCAAAACATAAAAACTTCGGATTATTTCAATAGCACAAACAAATTTTATACATGATGGATTACTACTTCGAAGAACCAGCTCCCATAAAATACGATTTGCTATTCGAGGAAGTAGCAAGATATGCAGTCAATAATGGAGGCATATCCACAACAGAAATTCAGCGAAAATTTGAAGTTGGATTTAATCGGGCTGGGCGCATTATGATGCAATTAGAGAGTGCTGGCATCGTTGGTCAACAACAGGGTATCAATCCTCGAAAAGTATATTTTGATAATATTACATCGTTAGAAAAATACCTTGCGGCAGGTGATTATCATCAAGCTTCCCTGTCAGCAGAAGAGCAGGAACGACGGAGAATATTGTTTCAACAAGAACAAGAAGAGCGTGAAAAAGCCGAGATCGCCGCGCGTATTAAAGAAAAATATCGCATCCGTCAACTTGAAAAAATCGTACGGCAAGAACTGATCGACAGCGGAGAACTATTCGGTGATGAGCCAAAGCGGCCGCCAATTCCCAGGGAAATAGTAGATGCAGTATATAAGCGTGATGGTGGCCGATGCGTATACTGCGGATCCACACAAAACTTACAACTCGATCACATCATACCTTTTTCAAAAGGCGGGGCGACCACATTAGAGAACATGCAGTTGCTTTGCCAAAAATGCAATGTTGAAAAGTCAAATAAAATAGGATAATATGAAGAAGTTTTTATCCACATTTATTATCATGCTATTCTATTCAACAGTTATAGCCCAAATAGAAATTCTTAATAATAGCAATGATCTACACGCCCAAACAGATACTGAGTTAAAGTATGATAGTTTATGGAATTCGCCAAAAAATATGCAAGATTGCAAGTCGTTAATAGGTCACAAAATAACCGTATGTCCCAAGCCTAAGGATTTGCGAGCTATGGGATATAAAGGCTTTTTAACAACAAATTTTAAAATATATTCACAATACAAAAATTTTGATTTTTCTATATATGATAGTTTGGCAGGCAGAGAATTCCGAATTATAAATACTTTAAACGGGTGTTTGCTTACTTTGTCCGACAATCGTGATACTCTATTTTACCAATGGATTAGCCCTGATAATAGTCGCCAATATCCGTTTATTACAAATGGATATATAGAAAAAATGAACCAAGTAATTAAGGGACGAGAATATGTCTATATTGGAGAAGGGCGGATTGAAACCGACCCTATAAGCGGAGACGAAATAAAACTATCTCCCCGCGTTCATTTTATTGCAGAGAAGATAGTAGTATTAGAAAGCGGTACTCCTGAGTTAGCAATATGTGCATTAGTAAGATTAAAAAATGGTACACATTCAGCTATTCCTATCGCATCACTATCTGATATATCCATATATCTACCATCTCAAATTCACGCCGATTTAAATAATAAATATGGCGCCTATTGGGTCAATTTGGCTATTGATAAAAAGATTAAAGTAGGAATGCCTGCTAAATTAGTAGAAATGGCTTGGGGGAAGCCTCGCAATATAAATAGATCATCACATGGCCCAGATCAATGGTGTTATGAGAGGCAGTATGTATATATCAGAAATGGGAAAGTTGTAGCTTGGAACTAAATACCGTTTTGTAGCCCCGGCCACACAGTCGGGGCTTTTTTACTCAAAGTATATAATTATTCACTACCTTTGTGCGTTTTTTAGCATGAAATATGTTATATTTGCATAACAACTACCATCCCAACGATGAAAGCGCAGCAATTTAATGGAAGCTATCCAATGAAAGAAGGTACTGGCATAAGCGTAAGTTTGGCCGTCATCCTCTATGAGGAGGACAAGATTTACTATGCCTATTGCGCTGCCCTTGATATTCTCGGATACGGGAATAGCGAGGAGGAGGCAAGACGGTCTTTTGAAATCATGCTTGAAGAAATCTTAAAGTACGCTATATCTGAGGGAACTCTTAGTGCGCTGCTCGAATCTTATGGATGGAAAAAGCGACAGCCTCCAAAGACGAGCGATCTTATCACCCGAAGCAGCGAGCTGGCAGATATTGTCGATAACAAAGCATACAGGACTATTCGGGAGAATATAACGCTTCCTTGTGCATAATGGGTGCTTTATCGAATATTGACATTGCGGATTTTCGTCGGTTCCTAAAGCACTTGGGATGGGAATATGGCGGCATCAAAGGCGGCCATGAAAAATGGTGCAAGAAGGGCATGCTTCGTCCTGTCATATTCCAGACGCATATAAATCCCATCCCGATAGGAATTATCAAGAACAATCTGCGGACAATGGGATGTCCTGCGCAGGATTTGATTGACTACATGAATAAATAGTGAGAAGTTCGTTCAACATCAGCCCCGGCCGTATGACCGGGGCTTTTTTGTACCTTTAGGACAATGAAGGCCGCCAAAATAAGGTTCCCTTATAGAGAAAACACAAACCTTTAGAACAATCCGCCCAAGAATATTTTTTTCAAAATATTTCATCATTTTCCATTGTTATTTAAATATCCGTCGAAATCTTTGCATTGTAAGCCTGTGAGGATGCAGGCAACGGCCGAACATCGAAAGTACATTGCTATCGTAGCAGAAGGTCTGTTGGCGCATCCGTCGGCAGACCTTCATTTATGGCAAAGAGTGTAAAAGACACAAAGGCGAACGACACCATCAAGCCCACCCGCAAAGTGGGCCGTCCTCGTACATATACCCCCGAAGCTCTCGAAGTTAAATTTGAGGAATATACCAATTGGATAAAGGACAATCCAATCAAAAAACAAGTGCCCACAAAACATGGCCTTGTAGACCTAGAACTCCAACGTCCTAAAACTATTGTTGGGTTCTGTGTATATGCGGGAATACTCCGTGACACATTTTTTGATTACGGCAAAAGGGAGGAGTTTTTCCACATCATTGCGCGCGTGCGCGAAGAAATTGAAGCCGATCAATTGTCGGGCGCAATAGCTGGCATATACGATTCCGGCGTCATTACACGTGTTCTCAAACTCGCCGACAAACAGGATATAACCACCAACGGCGAGAGCATCAACAAGCCTCGGGAGACGGTACAAGTCATACTTGATCCGGAAGCTGCATCTATCATCCAGTCCATCGGCAAACAAAGCACGAATGAAAATGGAGCTTGATGCACGCACATATCGGGGCAAGGTCTACAAGATCATGCTGTACTTCTTCCGCAAGTACCGCAATAAAGGCGTCGTACTACGCATATTCAACGAGGGGAGTTCCCGTTCGGGGAAGACTTTCGACACCTTCGACTTCCTGTATGACATCTGTGCTGCGGGTGATGGTGCATATAAAATCTATGTCTACCGCTCCACATTGCAAGACTGCAAGGAAAAGGCATTGGGAGACTTCAAGAAGAAACTACAATGCCGCGGGATATATGATCCCGACAGCATGTATAGCGAGAAGATACTCCCCGAATACCACATAGGCGACAGCATCATCCGGTTCCGTGGGCTTGACAAGATGGATGTGAAGGAGGGGCACGACTGCGACATCATATACTTCAACGAAATGTTGGACGACATATCGCCGGCGCAGTTCAATAACATCACGATGCGTTGTACAACCATGATTATCGGCGACTGGAACCCTAAGTATACGGAACACTGGGTTTTTGAGCTTGAAGGGCAGCCGGATACCATATTCACCAAAACAACCTACAAGGACAATCCTTTCTGCCCTGACAGCGTACGCAGGACTATCGAAAGTTACGAACCCACGCCGGAAAATATCGCAGCAGGAACCGCCGACGAATTCAGATGGAAGGTATACGGTCTCGGGGAGCGCGCGGCGCAGGAAGGATTGATATTCCCCAACATAGACTGGATCGACAGTTTTCCGGACGATTTGGAATATACAGCCTATGGCATCGACTTCGGCTTCACAAATGATCCGACGGCTATTATTCATGTCGGAGTGCGAGGGCGTGACTTATATCTGCATGAACGCTTTTATTCGCCCGTAGACGATCCCGAGGTATTGTATAACATCGTGGCCCCAATTCTCGGTAAACACGGATATGCCATAGCAGATAGCGCGGATAAATACGCCAAGAATCCGGAAGGCATGGTGCGTTCCCTTCAACTTCGGGGGTTAAATGTAATCAAGGCCAAGAAATTCCAGGATAGTATTACCATCGGTATATCCTACATGAAAAACTTCCGCATCCACTGCGTCAAGACCAAGAACATGAAAAACGAAGCCAATACCTATGTGTGGGATTCTATAAACGGGCTGGCGATAAATAAACCCGTAGATAAGAATAATCACCTTTGGGATGCAGCCCGATACGTCGTGATGACTGCATTCCGCAATCATATTGCCGCATGAAACTCCTTGGATACGAAATAAAGATGTCTAAATGTTCCGAAAAGACCGGAGCCCCGCAGCAAAGCCTATACATAGACCTGCGGGACTGGCAAAATCTGCTCGGGACGAAGGATGAGTTTATCGACACCTCCACACCGGACGGGCAGGCGCGCGCATTCGCGTCATGCTCTATTTTAGCTTCTATCATCACGAAGAAAGTATCTGCCATATCGGATGCCCGGTATTGGGCGAAAGACGACAAAGGGGAAGATATTGAAAAGCCGCGTGAGTTCGAGCGGATTAACCACCCCAATCCCTACCAAACCCTTTCGGAATTCGTTTGCATGATCGAGTTCTTCTCTCAGATATTCGGCAAAGCTTATATTGTGAAGGTACCTTTGGTCGGAATTAAGAGTGATTTCGAATTGTATGTAATACCTAACCTCATGGTTACGGAAAACGAGGTACCATCCTCCATACCTTCGTTTGCACCCAACTCCGATATCCGTGATTACACCATAAACCTTGGGGGCGGGATAAACCTGACGATCCCCAAAGAGGAGATGTTCGTTGTAAACGACGTAACTTACGCGCTTAACAAGATTGGGGGCGCTACTTCACGGCTTGTCGCCCTCAAGTACCCTGTCAACACTTTCCTGGCCTCCTACCAAGCCGTAAACGAATTGCTTGTCAACCGAGGTATGCTCGGCATTCTCTCCCTCATGTCAGATGATCCGATGGTCGATAATATCGTGCCAGCCACCAAAGAGGACAAGGAAGCGCTCCGTGAGCAATTGGACAAATACGGGATCATGCGCAACAAATGCAAGATCGCCATTACGTCATACAAGGCATCCTTTGTCCCTGTGTCGTCCACTATTTCCGACCTCGGACTTACAGACATTCAGCGCAACTGCAAGAAAGACATCGCTTATACATATCAGGTGCCCAGCATTCTGCTCGACGTAGAAGGTAGCACCTACAGCAATTTCGGAGAGGCCAAGATCGAATTCTACGTGAATGACATTATTCCTTCTGCACAAAATATAATGCGCGTGCTCAACAAGATATACGGCTTCACAGGATTCGGATTCATGCCGTTCTTCGACCATCTGGAAATGTTCCAGCCCTCAAAGAAAGACCAGGCGGAATGTATGAACAGCGCCGTAAATTATATCGGAGCTGCCATACAATTAGGAATAATGACACCAGAGGAAGGTAGAAGCGAACTATTAAAATATCAAATCTAATATGGAAGACAGAATAAAATCATTCAAGGGAAGTATAGACGACATCAAACGCGATCAGGGCGTTGTTGTCATTGCCATATCAAAGTTCAACGAAGAGGATCATGCAGAAGACATTGTGCGCAAAGGGGCGTTTACTAAGTCGTTTGCAGATATGTCCCGGATCAAACACTGCATCGACCACAAACAAGACTTGGATCATGTTGTTGGGACGCCTCGAAAAGCATGGGAAACAGATGAATATGCCCTCGTCGAGAGCAAACTCATACTCGGTAAGGCCGCTGGGCATGATATATTCGAGTACTATAAGCATTGCGCAGACGAGAAACGAGATGTCGAACACTCCTACTGCTACCGGGTTCTCAACAAGAACCATAACGATGCTATTGCGGGAGATGACATCGCAGAGCTGCAGCTCAAGTATGAGTACAGCACCGTGTTCGCCGGATGTAATCCCTTCACCCCAGCTCTTGACGTCAAGGGCTTGCAAAGCGTAGAGGACATCATTGCCTATCAAGAAGAGCTCAACAACATCCTGCGCAAATGCGACCTTTCGGACGCAGGAGGAAACAGGATTGAAGCACTTTGCAACAGCCTCAAAAGCGCCCTAAACATCCTGGGCAACAAATCTTCGGATGACACTGAAATCATCGAAATAGTCAGAAAAACATTGTTTAACTAAACCAATTCACACATGAACGAAGACATCAAGAAAGAGCTGAAAGGAATACTCGATGAATACAAGTCGGGGCTTATCGGCAAAGCAGACTTCGAGGCCAAAATGAAGGCTATCGAAGACAAAGTAGACGCTCTCGATCAAACGAAATCCATCGACGAGATCCGGGAGATAATCAAAGAGCAAGGGCGCACCATCAGCCTCATGCAGAAATCCACCGTTTCATCCGAGAATGAAGCGCAGGAGAAGATCAAGGCATTTTTCTCAGGTAAAGAGAACATCGACGCCGTAAAGGGCGGCCGCACGGTAAGTATCGAGATCGAGATGAAGGCCGAGGCAGCAGCCATGACGACCACGACGGCCGCTGTCCCCATCGCGGCATTCAACACCGAAGTCGTGCCGGGCATTGCAGCAGCGGCTACCGAGCCGAATGCGATCCTGCCCCGCTTGCAGAAAGGCACGACAAGTTCCCCGACAATCAAGTGGATCAACCGTAAAGACCCCGACGGCGGCTCGGCATTCATCGCCGAAGGAACTCTCAAGCCCCTTATGAGCTGGGGATACGAGGAGGAGACGTCTACGGCAAAGAAGGTTGCCGTTCGCGCAAAGCTCTCGACGGAAATCCTCGAAGATGCGGATTTCATCCGAGGGGAGGTGAACACCCTGCTGCGTCAAGACTTGATGCAGACCGTGGAAGAGAAGGTTATCGCAGGAACCGGCACCGGGAACGAGATTCTCGGCGTAACAACAAAAGCCCCTGGCTATACCATTACGGAGCTCAACGGGAAAATCTCCATGCCCAACATTGCCGACGTTGTGCGCGCTGGCGTTCTGCAACTTCGCCTGCTACATTTCTCTCCCGACGTTCTCTTCCTTCATCCGACCGACAAGGCGATCTTCGACGTAACGAAAGATACCGCCGGGCATTACCTGACTGACGAGATGCGCAAGATCATCGGCAACATCTCCGTTGTAGAAACCACCAACATTCCCGCAGGTAAGTTCCTGCTGATGGATTCCTCGCGCTGGAAAGTTCGTCCCTACCGCGCGCTGCGACTGGAATGGGGCCGTGACGGCGACGATTTCAGCCACAACATGGTGACGGTGATCGCCGAAATGCGCCTTCACTCATACCAGAACTCCATCGACGCCGGGTCTGTCATCTACGACGACTTCGCAACCGTACAGGCCGCCCTGGAGAAAACCGCCGAGGCAGCAGCATAGTCATTAACTTAAACGAACAACAACATGGAAGATATGAAGAAGATCGACCTCACCAAGAGGGTAACTATCGTAAGCACAGGCAAGTCTATCTATATGCCCGAGAAAGGCAAAGAGTACAACGTGTCGCCCTTGCATGCCGAAACGCTTGTGAAATCGGGCAAAGCCACGTACAAGACCAAAGTTGCCAACTAACAAGGCGGGGAGGCGCCGGAAAGCGTCTCCCCTTTTTTCTTATGCTTATAGACTATACATACTTCGAACAGGATCCCACATATATTGCGGGAATAGACGTCAAAAGCGGATGCACCCCGACTGGCGCCGCACAGGAGATTGTACGGAATGTCGAGAGTTGCATACGCAGGTATGAGCCTAAATTCCTTCGGATGCTCCTTGGAATATATGTGGCTGAGAATATCGACAAATATCCTGAAATAGCCGCAAAAATAGCAAATACAGACACAAAACAGTCTCCCATCGCTAAGTATGTCTATTTCTATTACCTGCGAGAACATGTTGCCTTCAATACGATGGCTGGCGAGAAAATCAAAATGACCGACAACAGCCGTGCCGCCTCCCCGTGGTACAGACTTGTGCCCCTATGGAACGAGATGGTCGACGAGTGTCATCAACTGGCAGGCTCGCTATGCGGCGAAACAGACGTAAAGCCGGATTATTCGTCGGATATTTTTGAAAAGATAAACAGGTTTGGATTATGAAAATATCACCCAACGATACCATCAGGAAAGTAATTATAAAGAACGGCACCTTATTCGGTATCGGCAATAAACGAATATACGAATCTATTGCGGCATTACCCAAGCCTGACTATGTTAAGGAAAAACGTCGCATATTCGGATGGAAGAAGCACGAGGCCCGAAGCGTCGCAGGTATAACGATGGGTGAATTGAACGCCATAGAAAGGATCGAGGCCACCGACGAGTATTTCGTAAAGGTTCTGGCCGTCATGCTGGGTTTAATAAGCCCAAAGGGGAAAGGATCAAAACGCATTGACTGGGAGGGAGCAGGATACGATATTGCCCGAGAAAAGGTGCTCGAACTACAATTCATTCGCGCTTATCGCTATTTCATTGAAATACAAAACGAACTCAAAGGCGTAGCAAAGGCGTGGAAAAAGCTCGAAATGCCCCTGACGCCACAAGAAGCAAACGCACAAGTACAACGCAAGAACCGGGGCATGAGTACAATATGCTTAGGATACTGCCAGCTTGTAGGGGGTGCTATTCAGCCAAGCGATGTATGGCACCTGAGGTGGTCGACCGTATACCTTGCATATGAAGCCGAGAGGGACAAAAACATGGCACAACGCAAGCTCGCTCAGATGAACAAGCCCAAACCATCCAAAAGTCGCAGACGATGAGAAAGAGCCTCAGTAAAATATTCGAAGATGCTGCCAAAGAGTGCGGCGTCAACACATGCCTATATGCCAGGATCAAAGAGGCGAATTACCTGCTGGATTACGTCAAAGAGTACCCCGTAATGCTGCGGCTGTTCCAGGAGCCGATATACGAAACTAACCTGACAAACAGGCGTCGTCGTAGGACAACGCTTTACTTTCTCGATGCACTCGGGAAGCCAGAGCCGGATACACAGACTGAAGCAGCCCCCATTGCGGATCGCATGGAGCAAATGGCGTTTTCATTAATCGACAACCTGCGTCGAAATGGGATAGAGGTGCAGGTTGAAAGCCTGCAAGGAGTGGTTGAAAAACTGGATGCCCTGGCCGCGGGTGTAGAGGCAAAACTCGTCCTTACATACAATGTTTGCTGATGGACATATCGAAGATAGAGAACTTTTTCAGCCCTGAAAAGCTGGTTGCCATCTGTAACGAGGAATTCAGCACCCTTAAAGAGCAGGTGACAATAAATCTGCAAACAAAACGCACAAACAGCGGTAAAAATGTGAACTCCCTGAATGTCCCGGAAGAGACTACCGGCGCTACGGCAGATAGTATGGCGTCGCAAGTGGAAAGCAATGCCAGAGGGTTCACGGTCTCGTTTGTGGGACGGCATAACATCAAGAATATAGACGAGGGTAACTCTCCGCAGGATGCACAAGAAGAATTCGGAAGCTTCGAAAGTTTCTATCAGAACATAAAGCAATGGGCACGCGACAAAGAGGCACGCTATGGATTGGAATTCAAAAGCATCGACGCATATTGGGCGGCCAAGAAGCTGTGGGAGGAAGGCAGCATCTTGTACCGCTCGGGAGGGGGCACCGAGATTATCAAAGACCTGTTGCCGCAAACCGTGGATAACATCGACAAAAGAATTACGGAAGTGATCGACACATCCATATACGAAATGCTCGAAACAACAATAGAACTATGATCCGATATACATTGTCCGGTACAGGAGGCACCGCAGATTTTCCCAATGATATATGCTTCACACGGGAGAAATCCACCTTCGTGCGATTTACAGCCACAGCCATAGATCCGGACTACGGCACAGAAGTGAAGCTGCGAATATCATATGGAGCAACATCAATAGTCCTATCCAGAAATGTATCGGGAGTAGGAAAATCCGTTGTTTTCCCCTTGACGGCAATATTGGAATCGCTGGCCGCGGACTATTCGGCAACATTCATAAACAATGTGGTGCTCATAGTTGAGTTTGGCGATGGATCAGCCACTCACACGCTCAATACTATTCTTATCGGCACCTGTGAAAAAGAAATAATCCCTATCTCGGCACAGAATGCCGCCGCGGGAGATGTAACCAACTACCCTTCCGCCAGGAAAATCGTGGTATACCCCGGGTTCAACATAACCCAATCCATCTTTATCCCCAAGCTCACGACAGAGCAAATAGAGGTGGAAACAGAGAATGGGGTCATCGTCACCAGTGGCATGTCCTCGAAACCGTTTGCGGAGTTCAATCCATCGACGGTAAGATGGGATGGGGATACGTATGTTGAGATAAGCGTCTATAACCCCAACCTTGCCAACACCTTTCAATTTCCCATCGAGATAGATAGGTGTACCGATGGGATGCTTGTCAAATGGACGGATAAAGGCGGCATCCCTTACATATATCGGTGGAGTATAGAGACGGCGAGGGACGAAATATCTATCCAGGATGCCTATTCACTACTGAATGAGAACCTGCAACCGTATGAAGCCCAAAGTAAGATACTCACAAAGACATACACGCTGCATAGTCGCCTTGTAGATCAGGATATATACGACCTGTGTAAATCCATCCTCGCCGGGCGCGACATAAGCTACTACGACAGCGCAACGGAGCAATGGCGCCGGTGTAGTATAGAGGAGGGAGAAGCCGAAGATAACGGCGCTTATTTTAAAGATTTAGTCGTAGAAATTACCGATAAGACCTATAACGTATGACCTACTACGAACTATACATAAACGACATCCTGTGCGATCTGTCCAGCGACAACTATATATCCTTGGTATATCAAAGCCCGATATTTTCAGGACTGGACATCATACAGTCCAATAGGTCGTACAATATAGACTTACCGCTGACGCCGAAGAACCGCAAGGCCATAGGCTATGCGGAACGCACCGACATCTATACGGATGCACCCTATGTGAAGCTTCCGGCAAGATTGTACCAGGAGGGTGTCCCGCTGTTCACATCCGGATACGCCGTTATTACGGAGATTTCGGACGTAATAAGCGTAGTGCTTACGTGGGGAAATGTCGACAACTTCCAATCCCTGTTCGATGCAAATTTGCGCGACCTGGCACAAACGCTCTATTCCATGAACATAGGGTCGATACCATGGAATAGCGCATCGGCACTCCTAGAGTATGGATATGACAGGCCGCAGATGGGATTCTTCGGCATTGATTTCGGGCAAGGTATCGCCAACCCCGAATACATGCATCCGTCTATCGAAGTACAAGATGTACTTACGGCTATTGAGCGGTACAATGGCATCACCATCGACGGCAAAGAAAGACTGTATGGAGGACTTACGCATCCTTTATTGCTTCCTTTGGTGTCAAAAAACGGAAATGAGGAAAGTGGAAAAGCGGAAACAACAATATGCAAACTGTCGCAAACAACATTCAATGGGCATACTATCTTAAAAGGCGCTGCACCTACTCAGCATCCCGAATATGTGAGCGGAGAATATTTTGATGTTAAGAATGCCCAAGGCGTCAGTATGGTAATACAAATCTCCGGGTTCCTTCGTTCCTCAAATATTGAAGACATGCGCGGTCTAAAGATATACATTGCATCTTCTGACGATTATAACACCAGCATTGCAAATATAGGTTTTAGTGGAATGCAGGAAAGCGACCGAATATATATATATTGCGACACTAATATTGATATCCCGCAAGACAAGGTTCCGAAGAGTGGGTATATTGTAATTGTAGTAAAACACACAAAGCCTGTCGATTTTAGCGGAGATATATCTTTTTATGCCTACCCTCGCGAAGAAGTGAATTTTCCCTCTATTTTCCCAATTGCTGTAAATCTACCCGATATTTCGCAGGGAGATTTCCTCTCGGCCTTGATGTCTATGGCCGGACTATTCGCGTATCCGGATAAGGACGCCCCGGATACAATCAAACTCATAAGCGTAGATGACATTTACGCCAAACTCACAAACGGAAGCACAATAGACTGGAGCCGCAAAGTCATCCTTAATGATCGGCATGATGTCAGCCGCCCAGAATCTTCCGTATTTTCGCTCGATGACCTGGCACAGAAAAACACGCTCGACTACGACAATGACGACGATGTGCTCACGGACACCGCCGGGGAAATACGGATCGAGAATGTCAACATAGACAAGGAGAACGAACTCGTGGAGCTTCCATTCTCAGCGTCCGAAAATGCCCCACTTGCATCGGATGCCAATGCGCTGTGTGCCCGCATTCCTATGTATACGACATCCGACGACGGGAAAACAGTGGACTACAACGAACCCTCGGCGCGAATCCTGCAAGCCATCATCGACGATACGAGCACGGGGTTATACTGGTTCGGATATTTCGGAGAAAATATGCGCTTTGGTGGTGAGAACGGGATCGTCGCAAAGAAATACAACGGGTACCAAAAAGCCGTGGACAAACTGCGTCTGATAACAGTAAAGGCCAAGTTAACAGCCATAGATCTGCATAACCTTGATTATACAAAGCCCATATACATAGGTCAATTCGGGCAGACATATGGCCTGTATTCGGTAGAAACAGGTGAAAACGGCATCTGCGAGTGCCAGCTGATCCAGTTGCAGGCTATAAAAGAAGTTGTTATTCCGGACTATTATCTGACCATCAACGGTTCGGCTTCGGACATCAGTCGGGCTGTAGGCAGCAATAAGACCGTTACGGTATTCACCTATCAGACAAATGGCACGCTTCAAATATCTTCGCAGTCAGGGATGTTTGAAAACATTGCTTTCGCACACGGGATCCTTTCCATAGGGGTCAAGGAGAACACCACAACAAGTTCTCGCTCCGGAAATTTGATCGCATCCCTTAAAGAAGCACCTGCTATCATAAGGACAATTACCGTCCAGCAAGCCCCCGCAGAGCCCGAGCCTGCTGCGAGCCGCCCGTTGAAACTTCACCTCATGGTGACGGACAATGAGGGCGCCCCGCTTGCGGCCGACGAGGTTACGGCCTCGTATATCCTTCCGTCGGGCGACAGCAAGCTGGAACGCTGGGCCGATACGGACGCTGTCGACGTCACGCTGGAGGCCTCCACGGAATATATGACGCTGGGGTTTGCCGCGACCAAGGCTGGATACACGGGCGGCAAGAAGCAGATCGCCGTCCCGGCGGGTAAGGAGGCGTACACCTACGACACGGACGTGGTGCTCTACTACGACTACTCGCCGGGCATTACGCTCAATCCGCCATCCCCGTGGACGTATACGGCACACCTGGGGACGCTCCGCAATACGGGCAACGTCGACCTGGAGCTGCTTTCGGCGCCGGAATGGTGCACCATCACCGGGGACGTCCCGGGTACGGTGGCCATAGGCGATGGGCGCGCCCTGGCCGTCTCGAAGAACGAGACGGGCGGCCGGCGCACGGGGACGATCTCGATGCGGTACCGCAACGTTGAATCGAGTGAGGACGTGACCTACGATGTCGAAGTCTCGCAGGAACCATAAGATTTCATTAACCACTTAACCATATAGAGGCATATGGCACAGCAAGATACGATAGACAAAATTATTAACATCCAGTTCAAGTATTCGGAACTGGTGCAGGGTTGGGTAGCAGCATCCGATGCTATTGATGGTGCAAAAACCAAACTGCAAGAATTCAAAAAAGAGGGGAATGCCACAGGCATTGCCAAACAGACGCAGATTATCAAAGCCTTGCGCACAGAAATGGCCGCATATACCCGAGAAATGCAGGCCAATATCAAAGAGGAAGTTAAGCAAGAAGGAAGCATCGAACAACTCAGAGGCAGCATCGCCAAGCTAACGGCAGCATATAACAAAATGAGCCGCGAGGAGCGCAATGCCGCCAAGGGCACCGATCTCGCCAAAAAGATAGCCGGACTACAAACGGAGCTTAACGAGGCAAATACGGCATTACTTAACTTCCGGGACAACGTCGGTAACTATGCAAGTGCTGCTAAAGGATTCTCTCCTCTTACCTTTCAAGTGCAACAACTCGCAAGAGAAATGCCGTCGCTTACCGTGTCTTTACAGCAGTTTTTCTTGGCCATATCCAACAACGTGCCGATGTTCGTTGATGAACTGAAACGCGCTACTGCAGCAAACAAAGCATTACGCTCCGAAGGAAAGGCGACAATACCTGTATTCAGGCAAGTAATATCGTCTATCGTCTCGTGGCAAACAGCTATCGTTTTAATCATCACAGCGCTAACAGCGTATGGCAAGGAGATCGGATCGTGGGTTAAAAGTCTATTCTCGGCCAAAGAAGCGGCTATTTCAATGGCGGAAGCGCAGGAGCGAATAAACGATGCATTGGAAGAAGATGGATATGGAATTGGAGAGCAGATCGCCAAGGTAAAAGAGCTCCAGATGCAATGGAAGGCTTTAGGGGACGATCTAGAGGAGCGAAAGCAGTTCATTGTCGATAATAAAGACGCATTCGATGACCTCGGGGTTAAGGTAACGAATGTTAATGATGCAGAGAACATACTCGTAACACATACGGATGATTTTATAAATGCTTTAAGTATGCGAGCGCAGGCAGCTGCGGGGATGAGACTTGCAGCCGAAGCTTATGAAAAGGCGCTTATAGAACGGCAAAAAGTAGAGGCTAAAATTAAAAAAGGGTCATTTAATCCATTTACTTTTGAATATGAAAAATATTCAAAATCCGGGGAAGATTACCTTATGGCACCCGTTCGTGCTTTGGAGGATCAGGCCAAAGCGTATCTAAATATATCAGCAGAAAGCCAAAAAGCAGCGTCGGATAAACTTAAAAATGCAGGCATTGAGGAATCAGCCAATGATAAAGTAGCCGATAGCGTAAGGCGGATTATTACCCTTGAAGAACTTCAAGCGAAAATGCGGGCAAATAACCTCAAGGAATATACGAAATTTCTGACCGACTGGCGAGTTGCCTTGAGCAGGGAGGTATCTAAGATGGAGGCCGAATTAAATAAAGAATTACAAAAAACGGATAGTGAAATATCCGACAACTTGAGGAAACAACTTGAAGAGCAAGAGCTGGAGTATAGAAATAGAATCAACGAAGCCCGTCTGATCGACAATGATTTAGGTGCAGCGATGGAGATGGTAAACATCTACAAGGAGCAAATTGCACAAATAGAGAAATTGGAAAGTGTTTATCGGGCTGCAGGCAAGACCGACGCAGAAATACAGGCAATACGAATTAAAGCACGTATGGATCTTCAAAAAGCGGAGGAAAATGTAGCAAACATTCAGATAGAAACGACACACAAAAGTTTAAGCCTCGCCGCACAAACAGCAGGAAACCTTGCCAATGTATTCGAACAACTTGGTGGGGAAAGTGAAAAATATGCTGCATTTGCCAAGGCTATGGCTGTCATGCAAGTAGTGTTATCTGAATCTGTAGCTATTGCAAAAGCATGGGAAGGGAATGCTGCTCTTCCATTCCCGGCAAATATAATAGCGACCGCAGCAAGCGTTGCTGCAATTGTCGCAGCGATGGCCAGTGCATTATCCTCTACTAAATCTACGGAAGTTCCTAAATACGCATCCGGCGGTCTTATTACAGGCCCCGGTACTGGCACCTCCGATAGCATTGTTGCCCGGGTATCGAATGGCGAGGGCATTATGACCGCCCAGGCCGTGAATGATTGGGGTGCCGTATTGTCGGCTATAAATGTTTCCAGTGGGGGTAATGCCATCCAGGTATCCAATTTACCCCAACGCGGAGACGGAATGAGGGGCATGGAACAAATGATGGAACGGGTGTTGCTCAACCTCCCGTCTCCTATCGTCCTCGTAAAAGACATTGACAACGGACAGAGACGGGTGAAGGTAGCAGCCAACCTTGCAAAATTGGGTAGAAAAAAATAGTATGCCCCATTGTTATTTAAATGCACACAGACATATTTGCATCAGAGCTTATGGTGAAGTAAGCAACAGACGACAAAACGAAATGACGCGTACATCCAACATATCTGTCGGCGGCCATAAAGCTCTATTAGTGACTTTTTGTAAAACTAAATAGGCTGAAAAATGGCAGAACAAAACGCATGCGCTGAGAACCTTGGCGCGAACATCCTGAATGACTGTAACGACGATTACGGCAAGGGTGTCGAGAAGATCGTTTACATCATCAAAAAAGAGGACATCGACCGTAAGGCATCGAGGATTGCGGGAAACGTAATCAGCACCCTCGTCCTCAGAACCGGAAAGAAGGCATACACTGCTTCGGCTCCCTCAAACACACCTTTCAGCGGCCTCACATACGAGGATCAGAACGCCACAATCGGAATGTCCTTTAACAAGACCATCCCTATCGTCATGCTGGCGGATTCTCCGACGAACGCCCTCAATGTATCCGCACTCAAGCAGAACAAGTACGTCATCATCTACGAGAACAACAACAAGGGAGCGAATGGCGAGCAGGCATTCGCCGTCATAGGCTGGGAGCAGGGCGCCGTCGGGCAGAACGCAACCCTTGACAAGTACAGTGACGACACGCAGGGAGGCTGGACTGTCGACATGATCGAAGAAGGCGCCAAAACCCCGCAAATATTCTTCTTCTCGACGGACTACGAGACTACGAAGGCGGCACTTGATTCGCTTTTGTCGCCCGCCTCGTGATGAATCCCGAAGTATGGTACAGGGAGAGGTTAAACGCCTCTCTCACCGCTTCGGATAAGCGGACGATAGAATCCCATTACGAGATGGTAACCGGGAAATCGTTCGCTGGCAGTTTTTCCCAAAACTGCCCGAACAAGTACAAAGACGCGATAACGCACATTTTAATCAAGATGAAACAGGACAACACGGATAATGGCGGATATGTCCTCAAACAAGGAGCATTTCGCTACAAAGGTAAGGTCATAACCAATGCGAACATGACTGCAGAAGCGGCAGAATGGTGGATACATCAGAACCTGGACAACAGAGACCAATTTGCGAGTTTGGGCAAGGATTACGACAGCTATGCCACCACATCGGTAATGATTCCCGCCAAAGAATAATGACGCCAAACACCTGTAACGTGGAGAATGTTACACACATAAATTACCATAGTGATTTCAGGCTTATTATCCGCTTCAACTCGGATAAACTGCCCGATTATCCGTGGCGTATTACATTCAGCACCCCGTCGACACATACAGTCGACAAATACGTAGCGTCATTCGATGGAGAAAATTACATCAATTGCAAGCCCGTCGACACGCTCCCGGGTGCGGCAATAGTGTTTTTCGATCATCACAGGCTCGGGTGCGGAACATTGGGCTACATTCTCGACATGGATATTCCCGATGACGAATTTCCTGACGGGAAAATGGATATTGAAATCCCGGGTGTCGAGACTATAGAATTATGGCCGGGGAAAAGCGATGAAACGGAACTCCCCGCAGAAATTATTGTGGCACTGTTGCAGATGCTCAAAGGGTTTTCCCCCTCTATCGAAGTCGAGGAGGATAGTGAGGACAGTTATATTCTCCGGATAACAAACGAAACCGGGTCATATCTCACCCCGAACCTGCGGGCTTCGCTGAATTTGGCGCAAAGTACTGGCGACAGCCAGTATATTGCCATGTCGCAGGATGCTACAACAAAAGCCCTTGCCGCAAAGGTCGACAAGGAAGAAGGGAAAGGGCTTTCGACGAACGACTACACCGACCAGGAGAAGGAGAAGCTGGCCGGGCTCTCCAACTACGACGACACGGAGATAAGGAAGGAGTTGTCCGACAAGGCATCCAAGAAGGAGCTGACGGAGGCTGCAGCGGGCACGCTGGCTGAGGCAAAGTCGTACACGGACACCGAGGTCGAGAAGACGAAAGAGCAAGTAAGTGCCGCTTTTGAGCAAACGCTTATAACGATTGACTCTGGGGATGTGGCTATGCTCAAAGAGAGCAAGTCGTACACGGACACCAAGGCGGCGGAGCTATGGAATAATGTCGGCGATACGTTTGACGCTATGTCCGAGGAGCTCAATAGCAACATATCCGGCGGGGATGCGCAGACACTGACCGAAGCCAAAAACTATACGGACAAGGCGATCTCAGAAATTCCCACCCCGGACGTCAGCGGCCAGATCGAGCGGCACAACACCTCCCCCACGGCGCATCCCGACATCCGGGAACTGCTCAACACCTGCGTAGGAATGCCGGAGTTCAACGACAAAACCTACGAGCTGACCTTCACGACAAAGGGCGGTGCCAAGTTCATCATCGACCTGCCTATCGAGATGATGGGGCTGCATTACAACGAGGATACCCAATCTATCGAGTTCGTAAATGCCGACGGCTCCATATCCTCCATCCCGGTTTCTGACTTCGTGAAAGTATATGTCGGCTCTATCGGTTCCGAGATACAGGTTACGGTCGAAGGCTCCGAAATCCGCGCCTCCCTGCTCAACAACACCGTATCCTGGGACAAGTTGACACTTGCATTGCAGGAGATGATTCAGGGCAAGGCCGACCGCACGGAGCTTCCCACGAAACTGTCGCAGTTACAGAACGACCCGAACTTCGTGACATCGGGAACTCTGGAAACCCAGTTGACGCCTATCAAAACCGAGTTGGGCGGCACAGTGCGCCTCGGGGAGGAAATAGGAGAGAGCTCTACCCCGCCTCCTATACCGGACACGGACGATGAAATAACCGAAGTCCTCGCGCACTCGGACTGCACGCTCGAAGCGCGCGTGACGCACCTCGAAAGGCTGCTCGTGGAAATGCTCTCGGGCAAAGTGCTGATCCCGGAGTTGCAGGTGAAGAAGCTGGGCGTGTGGGGCGACAACAACCTCGTCGTCACGGGCGAGGGCGCGCCGACGAAAGCCCCCGACCGCGCGGGGCAGTTCTATGTCGATACGAAGAACAACGCGGTCTACCACTCCGTAGGCAACGGCGCGGTGTCGGACTGGAAGAACGCTTAAACAACATACAACATGTCACAAGTCAACAAATACGCCGACAAGGCGGGTTACACGGCCGACAAGAACCGCAAGGACACGCAGTCGGCGGTGTCATACGTCGAAGACGACGGCGAGGTGATCTACGACGGCGTGAACGTCGTGGTGGACAAGCCGGCCGCCGGGGTGGGCGACCTTGCGGTCTTCGACAAGACAGACGGCACGCTGAAGTTCGTCAAGGGCGCGACACTGCTTTACGACCGGCTGCCGCCGGAACTCGTTCCGATGGCCGTGGTCTACGGACGCCGGGGCGAGCGGGTGCGCATCGTCGCCCTGCGCCATCTGGATTTTTACAAGTGGGCAGTGGTGTATGAAGTGAAGCTTTCGGGCTTCGATTTCTCGGCCGGAGGTAATTTCACGCTGACCGTTGACAGTACGAGTTCGGAATTTACCTACCCCGCGGGGGCGACGCTTGCGAGTATTGCCGCGCAGATCAACGCCGACACAACAATCGCGGGATATTCATGGAAAGCCACGGCGTCGGATGAGATCGCCGCGATTGTCATGGAGTGCAATGCGTGGTCTACAACCGAAGGCCATAAAAAAATATCCGCTTCGGGCTGCACGCTTACCAAGCATGCGGAAGATGTCGATTACCAGACCACCACTGCCATTATACCCCAAAACACGACGGTCAACATACGCCGCAGAAATGGCGCTGACTCACACCTGGCCGGATGCGACAACGATGTGTTTCTGGAGTACTACAGAGAGAACGGCACGACGGAAACCGACATCCTGCCGGGCAGCTCGACGATCATCCGGGAAAGTGTCTTTACCGAGGCCGATAATCCGGCGCTGGTTGCGGCCTATCCGACCTACCGGGACTATCTTTTCGGGGAACACTTGGCCCAATATCCGTCGGCTTACGGGGCGTTCCTGCAGGACGGCAAAAGCAATACGGCCATTCTTGCCGGGAAAACAAGAACCGACTTCTACGGCAAGACTGTTCCGTGTTATCCGGCCGCAGCGGCTGCGGCCGGATATGGGATGCAAGTCGCGGGGATGACTACGGGGCTGGAGACCGGGGCATGGTGGCTTCCGTCGGCCGAGGAGTTGTGGCTGATGGCCAAAGGTCTCATATTCGCGCAGCCTTATGATCCGGTCAATCGGACATTGTCCGTATCGGGGAAAGTGATCGCCAAGACGGACTATATGGCCTCTTCGACCGAATACTCGTCATTATATTATTTTCAGGTCAATCAATACGGTAATACGCGGTGGATGCTCCAACAGCAAGGCAAATCCATATCCAGCATCGTACGGCCGGTGTCGGAGCTATGAAAAATAAACTGAATTATGTCACAGATAAACAAATATGCGGATAAGGCCGCCTACGAAGCGGATGCCGCGCGGCTTAAAACCCTCTCGTCGGAATCCTATATCGAGAACGACGGCGAACTGATCTATGACGGTGTGAATACCGTGATCCGCAAATCGGCCGCCGGTGTCGGTGATCTCGTCGTCTTCGACAAGACGGATAGTACGTTGAAATTTATCAAAGGCGATACGCTGGTTACAGAAAAGATACCTCCCCAACTGATTCCCGTGGCCGTGGTCTATGCCCGGCAGGGCGATCGGGTGCTGATCGTATCGCTCGAAAATGCAACGGTCGGCAGCCAGCGCTGGGCACATACCTACGAGGTTGCATTGTCGGGTTTCGATCTCGCTGCGGGCGGCACAATCGTGTTGAAGCTCGGTTCCGACCCTGCCGCCGCAGAGGTGTCGATAGCGTATGCCGCAGGCGCAACGCTCGCGGACGTCGCGTCAGCGATCAACGCCATACTCAAGGGAACCCCCAATTACTCGTCGGCGGAGTACGGGGGCTGGGTAGCAACTGCTGCGGATAATTTCGTCGTGATGGGTTCGAACACTTATAACGCCTCCCGTGCGGCGATTGCCGTTGTCAGCGGTTGTCAGATCACAAGGACGCCGGAAGACGTTAACTATCAAACAACGTTGACGGGGGTGTTGATCGAGGGGTCAACCGAATATGTCCGCCGCAACAACGGCGTTAATTCGTCGTTTGCAGGCTGCAATCCCGAAAAATTCCTGCAATACTATTCGGCCAACGGAACCGATGCCACAGGAATCACCCCCGGAAGCAGCACCATAATTCGGGAAAGTGCCTTTACGGAAGAAGCCAACCCGGAACTGGTCGCCGCCTATCCAACCTACCGGGATTATCTGTTCGGAGAACATTTGCTGCAATATCCCGCAGCCTACGGCGCGCTGCTTCGTGATGGCAAGGCCAACACGCACCTGATCGGCGGTCTGCGGTTCGTCGACATCCACGGCGAAAGCGTTCCCCGTTATCCGGCCGCTGCGGCCGCTCTCGACTACGGCGTCACGGTCGAGGGCGCAACTACCGGACTGGAAGCGGGCGCATGGTGGCTGCCGTCCGTCGATGAAGTCTACCTGCTCATGCACGACCGCGTGCTAACGTCCGCCGACCGGGAAAGCGACCCTGTAAACCGCACGCTGTCGCGCCTCGGTAAGACGACCTGCTACGGATCGGGTTATTATCCGTGGACATCGTGCGAGTGCAATTCCAACTGCGCGTTCTTCTACTTCGGCAACACGGGCAACGTGATCAACTACTACAAGTATAACACGCTCGCCGTGCGTACGGTCAGTGCTTTATAACCACCTGAACCATGGAAACACAACAGCAAATCAACATCCTCGAATCGCGGCAGCTCGAATTACGGGCAGTCATGGCCAAGTCCGACGACAGGGCGGCCAAATGCAGCAAGTCCGACCTTGACTTCCGAGCTACCTATCCTCTGGATTATGAGGAGTACGAAGCGGCCAACGCGGAGTACAACGCGAACGAAAAGACCCTTGCGGAGCTGAGGGCCCGACGTGCCGAAGAGCTGGCCGCCGAAGAAACGGTTATGAACTTTCAAAATATTGAGCAATGAAGATGTATATGACCAACAAGCCCAACGGCGAGCCGTTCTATCCCGTAACCGTAGCCGAAGCCGTGCTTGTTTCCGAAGGAGAAACTTTAGCCGCGGTGCTGCAACGGCTCGAACAGAGGATCGCAGAATTGGAGAAGTCGGAAGCGGCGCCCCAGGCGCAGACAAACGTGTTGCCCGAACAATAGAATACACCCTATGGAAGCATTGTGGAGATTTATAGAAAGGCTCTGCGAAAAAGTATGGCAGGTGTTGATCGGTGCCCTGGTGTACATGTTCAACGCCATAGCCCCGATACACGACATACTGACGGCCTGCATGATTATATTCGCCGCAAACTTTTTCACGGGCCTGTTCGCCGGCGTGCTCGTACAGCACGAAGGATTCATATTCCGCAAGGCTTTCAAGTGCATATCCGAGGCTGCGGTAATATCGGGACTGATGGCTATGATACTGCTCGTCGGGGACAACATCGACAACCACGACGGGGCGATGTCGGCGATCTCGCTCGCAGTATATGCCCTGATATATTTCTACGGGGTCAACATCCTCAAGAACCTGAACCGCATATTCCCGAAGAACCGATACATCGACTTCCTGTACTATGTGCTCTCGTTCGAGATGATTAAGAAGATTCCCTATTTGGAAAACTACAAACAAAAACAAAAGGACAAATGAAAAAGAAATGGATCGTATGGAGCATCGTTGCGGCCGTGGCCGTAGTGCTCGGAATCGTATTCCCGCGTTACATCCTCGTGGGGGTTGTTTGTGCTATGGCCGGATGGGTCGGGCATATCCTGTACACTAAACACATCGCGCAATGACACGAGGGCTCAGAAACAACAACCCGCTCAACATCGAGAAGACACGGGGCGGCAATCCCTGGCAGGGCGAGGTCGTACCGTCGAAAGACAAGCGTTTCGCGCAATTTACGACGGTGGCATACGGCTATCGGGCTGCCTTCAAGCTGTTGAACAACTACCAGCGTAACTACGGGCTGGACACGATCCGCAAGATGATCGGCCGCTGGGCCCCGTCGGAGGAGAACCACACGGACGCCTATGTCCGCACCGTGGCGGAAAGATCGGGGGTGCCCGCCGACAGTCGGATCACCACGACCAACCGCGACGTGATGGTTCCCATCGTAGCTGCGATGTCGTTCGTAGAGAACGGCGTCGAGGCCAAGATGCTCGACGTACAGGCCGGGTGGGATTTGTTCGTAAAGGCATGAAACGCTTGATCCTCTACCTGCTCGCCGCCCTTGCGGCCGGGGCGCTGCTCTTCGGCTGGGGATACCGCCGGGGCGCCGCGTCGGTGGTTGTCGAAGAAACAACGCGCATCGACACGGTGTTCTATCCGCGGCCGGAACCGCTGCCCGGCACGTACCGCCTGGCCGACATCTCGGTGCCGGTGCTGCTCTTCGCGCCGCCCGACACGGTAACGGAGACCGTCGTTGTGAAAATCGGGGCAGACAGCGTGCAAATGAAGGTGGCGATGGAAACGCGCCCCTACTCGGACAGCACCTACCGGGCACAGGTCAGCGGGCCGCGGATCGGCAACCTGCGGCCGACGCTCGACTGGATAGAAACATACGACCGCACGACCATCCGACAGCAGGTAGTCACCCGGCGGAGCCGCTTCGCCCTGACTGCCGGGGTCGGGGCGGCGTACACGCCGCAGGGGTTCCAGCCTACGGTCGGCGTAGGAGTAGGTATTATTTTATGGCAATTCTGACAGGTATGAAGATAATTTATAACGACATCATCCCCTTCAAGGGATACAAGGCTATCAATCTGTTCGGGATCGTATTTGCCCGCAAGTCCGCCCGCCCGTTGTCGGATAAAAATAAAAACCACGAAGCGATACACACCGCACAGATGAGAGAACTGTTATATGTGCCCTTCTACATCGTCTACCTATTGGATTGGGTATTTCACGGCTTCAAGTACCGAAGGATAACTTTCGAACAGGAAGCATATGCCCATGAAGATAACCCTGAATACCTTGAAATACGAAAACACTACGCGCAATGGAAGAGATGATTTACATATACTGGGATGACTTCCCATCGGTTGTAACCGAATAACGGGCCTTGGGGTACGGGCATAAAAAAGTCCCCAACGCTTTCCCGCATATACCACTATACGATTGTGCCAACGCACCACATTGAGGACTTATTCCTTGAATCGGTGTGTTGGCTTTTTGTATAGTGGTATAACAAATTTATAATAAAAAATCGGGAAAGTATATGCGTAAATCAGAGCTTTTTGCACAAATACTCGAATGTGTTGCATTTGAAACTGAAATAGCTAAGGAACAAATCCTTTCGAAGGATAAATTTCAAGATGTGGTCGATGCGCGCTACATGCTCGTACACTTCTGCCATAAGAACGGCATGTACACCACCGACATCGCCCGGATGATGCGGTTCTCCCGACGCGCCATAGAGAAGATGGTCTCCGGGTTCGATGAGCGCAAGCGATACAGCCACCCTATATTCGAAATACAGTGCGAACTTATTGCGAAGAAGTTGCCTCCCATCTGCGCCCCAATGAATTGATATGCCTGCCGCCCGCAGCCACCTTTGCAATGTTGCAACAGGTGAACGCCCGGCCTTGACAGGGGCGGCAATCATTCAATAATCATTAAAAATGGGTTCGGATAAAACTTATATTTTCGATGGAGGCGGCTCGGGTGGCGGCCTTGACATCGCGGCTCTCGTCTCGTCAATGATGGGCAACAAGGGCATGGATCCCAACCTCGTAGCGGCACTCATGAACGGTAATAATAACCGTGGTGCATGGGGCGGTGACGGGTGCTGGTGGATCTGGATCATCCTGCTGTTCTTCTGCTGGGGCGGCTTTGGTGGCAACGGCTTCGGCGGTAACAACGCCAATGGCCTTCCTGCGCAGCTCAACGGTGACGCCGGACGGGAACTTCTTATGAACGCAATCCAAGGGAACGGCGCAGCCATCAATCAGCTGGCATCGTCGCTCAACTGCTCTACGCAGCAGATTCAGAACACGCTGTGCAACATCCAGGGCACCCTTGGCATGTCAAGCCAGCAGATCATCAACGCTGTACAGTCGATGGGATGCCAAATCGGCAACCAGATCGCCTCGTGCTGCTGCGATATGAAGCAGGCCATCAATGGCGTCAATGTGGGCATGGAGCGCGGATTCAGTAGCGTTGCCTATGAAACACAACGTCAGACCTGTGATTTACAAAACACAATTCGCGAAACTTCTCAAAGCGGGACTACAGCGATAATTTCCAAACTGGATCAAATGCAGGCAGCTGCATTGCAGGATAAAATTGATGCCCTGCGCGAAAAGAACAGCACGCTGACCACGCAGCTCAACCTCGAACACCAAAACGCCTACATGGCCGGTGTTGTAGGACAGGCTGTAGCACCCGTGAACGCCGCTGTAGCGGCTTTGCAGAATGACGTGAATAGCATCAAGTGCAAGCTGCCCGAAACGGCTACCGTGCCCTATTCGCCTATTGTCGGTGTGCCTACGTGTATTGCCGCACAATATGGTCTCGGATATGGTGCAGGGTTTGGCTTTGGGGGGAGCGGCGGATTTTGGGGATAATGCTATTATTCGCCGATAGGTGAAATGTTCTTTGACTTACTGATAAGAGGCTTCCCAATCCGAAAGCCAGCGCCAATGAAATCCTTTCAATGTGCGAGTTGGTTTTCGAATGCATTCATATATTCCTCCGATGTGAAATCCGTGTAATTGATGGGCTTCGGATGCTGTTTTATATTTTGCAACCAATATTCCATTTTTAATCTGGACAATTGGCTTTCTGTTTTTCTTGTTGGGTATTCTTCGTGCTTTTGCTGCACACTCTCTTGTGACAGGGTTAAGCATGTTCATTGAACGAGTACACCAACGAAGATTACGTGCCACATTGTTCGTCCGGTTCCCATCTATATGGTCTACATATGCATAGTTATTAGGATTGGGGATGAACGCTTTAGCAACAAGCCTATGGACTAATTCAGTCTTATCTACTCCGTGTAGGGATGTAAGTCTAACTCTCAAATATCCTCCCCGATTTGGGCGAGGAGTTAATATGCGAGGTTTAGTCATCCAACTATTGTTATTACCTCCGCTCACGCGATGGGATAGCGATGAAACCCTACCATAATCAGATACCGCGAAATAGCCGAGCGTACCATCAATAATACGCCATTCTTCTCCTTCGAGAGCAACACTCTCTATGAATTCCCGATTTGTCATTGCCAAACAATTTAGTGGTGCCAAACGAGAAAAAGAGGGAAGGACGTTTGGCAAGCCCTTATCAGTTGGTCATGACTCCAACCTATCCCGATGTAAAATTAGTTATAATAACTTAAAATACAAAAATATGGCAGTATTCCCATTTCAGTATGTTAACCGCAGAGGCATACCGGTACTAAAAACTACAGGCGTGACAGTGGAGACCACAGGGGTTGTGTTTTCCTTTCCCAACCACGCATTTGCAAATTCGTGGTACCGGGGACTCGTGCTGGTTGAGTTGGTACAGGAAATCCCTGCCGGCACAACGGGAACACTTCCCGTGCTGTTTGAAACCAACGGGCAAAATAAGAATCTGACGACGTACAACGGAGCAAATGTTACAGTATCGGATATTCCGGGGTCAGGGGTATACCAGATATGGTATGACAAGCAGACCGATACTTTGCAATTGATGACCGGTGCCGTCTGAATAAAAAAAACAATTAACCGAAAGACGGGGAGGAGGGCTCCTTCTCCCCTACCTTTCACAAATCATTAACCAAGATGTTTCAGAACTTGAGAAAAGGCTCCTTAGTCTACGTTTTCGACAACAGGGAACAGCCTAAGTTTTATACAGCCAACGTAAAAGATGTATCGGCACCGTATTTCCCGCCCCAAAAGCCCGGGCAATTCTCGCCGATGCCGCAATTCATCAACATCTCGATAGAGGGCAACGAGCCCTGGGGCGTCCCTATGCAAGCGGACATCGTTTCGAAAGACGGCCTTACCGTAGCGACGACACGTGAAGTGTTGAAACCGACCATCATGGAGGCACAGCAGGCAAGCCGTGACATCGTGGAATCATTCGACAGGCACAAAGCCAACCTGAAGGTCTACGATGAGATCCTGATGCAGCTCGATCCCGAAGCTGCGCGTTCAAAAGAGCTCGAAGCCGAAAACAGGGAGTTGCGGAAGATGCTCGCTGACATGAACGAACGGCTGAGCCAGATACCGACGGCGGAAGAACTGAGGAGCCTTGTCAAGTCTGAACCACCTGCAAAAACAAAGTAACTATGGGTTGGAGAATCATAGGTGAAGGCCGTGGCGGCTTCGGCGGCCACGAAGAGGAGATGGAGCGAGAGCTCCGACGCGCCTACGAAGAAGGCTTTGAAGAAGGCCGGCGTGAAGGCCGTGGCGGATACGGTGAGCGTGGTGGCTACGGACAAGGTGGCGGCTACGGCGAACGTGGCGAGTATGACCGCGGCGGGTATGAGTATGACGACGCCTACGGCGAACGCCGTGGCGTAAGGGGTACAGGCCCCTATTCGCGGTATCGCAGGCGGTAAACCGGAGGGAGAGGGCCGCAGTGCCCTCTCCTATTTTAAATCGAAAAATATGGACAGGTTAGATACACATGAAAACTTCCCGGCAGGGTTCCGGGAATATCTCGAAAATTACGGTTGGCACTTTTCAAAGAAGATGTGCGAATTCGCCGTATCCCGCATGAAGGACAGGAACGGCAAGAAGATAGAGCCCTATTCTAAGGATAAGGTGGATGCGCTGCTCAAGCAGTACGGCATCGAACTCAAAAAGGATAAGGGGTATGACTGCGTGTACGTCTGCAACATGGCATTGTCGGATTATTTCGGGTCGTCGATACCCAATCCACAATACCTGGCAATGTTCATACGTGACTATATCGACGATGAAGACGGATACGACGGCTTGCCATTTACACGCTACTATGCCGATACCATCGGCTCGGGAACACCCATTCTGTGGGAAGAGATGATGTAGCCATGGAAGAATATCCCCAGATCAGCGAATTCACAAACGACAACGGCGAAATAAATGAAAAATATCGCAACGCTCGTCCGTAACCTGCCTGCCGACAAGTACCAGGAACTGGCCGGGGCAGTGAACGACGTATTCGAGAACAAGCGCTTCAACCGGGCGCAACGAAGGAGACTGGCGCGAAACTGGCGCAAGTACGGGAAAAGGGAGGAAAAATGAAGATTCGGGACTTGAGTATTCACAAGTATGGATGGACGTTGCGCATATATTATGCCGTGACGTGCTACTATACGGGCGAAATACTCAAGTCCCTTACCGACATCGGATGCCCCGATACGGTTCTTCATCGCGTACAGGGGAATATGGTGAAGTGCGAAATGGATACGGGATTCACCTACTCCAACAAGGAGCATCGGCAAAGTGTCATCGTAATAGGGATGCACTCCTCGCCGTGGGAATTTCTCAACAGCTTTGAGCACGAACTGCGGCACCTCGTAGACGATATAGCCCTTACTCTCGGCCTGCCGATGGCCGGAGAAGATGTAGCATACCTTACCGGCGAAATAAACCAGGCACTATGGGAAGATGTGCACCAATTCACCTGTTGTAAATGTAATGGACATGGAAAAAGATGACACCCAATACTGGATGGCGATGCTCGAAGTGAGCGAATGCTGCGCACCCATATTCGCTGCCGTCGTATGCGAGTTGATGAATACGATTTGATTATTCCAGAAGTTTCACCAGATCGGTTTTCATCTCCTCGTCTATGTCGCGGTAGCGGGCAAATGCTTTGCTGCCTTCGGTATGCCCCGACAAAGAGCCCACAAGGTTAGGGTCTTTGACCTGCTTATACAGATTCCCGATAAAAGTACGGCGCGCCATATGGGATGATGCAACTTGGTAGAGCGGTTTTTGCTCTGGCTCCCTGGTGACGGGGTTGAGTACACTTACCATGCGTTTCAATCCGGCAGCAAGAAAGCATTTTTTAATTGCCTCGTTATATTTTTGCTCCGAAATAAAGGGGAGCAGTACTGCATTGTCAGGGGATGCGTATTTATTGATTATCTCCTTTGCAAGATTGTTCAACGGGACACGCACCGTCACCGGATGGCCTTCCTTCGTTTTGCGCGGGATATACTCAACAGCACCTTTTACTACGTTGCTCCGTTTCAAGGTTATCAAATCCCCCACGCGACACCCTATGAGACATTGGAATACGAATATATCCCGCTGTACCGCCAGTCGTGGATGCCTGGATAGGTTTGTATGGTATAGCTTGTTCCGCTCGGCGATTGTGATATAGATCGGGGAACCATATACAGCTTGTTTTATCTCCTTCTTCCGGAAAGGATTAGTTTGGATCAGGTCATTGTTTGAGGCCCAATTCAGGAAAGCCCGCAAGAGAATCATCTTGCTGACAACCGTATTGTGGCCACGCTGGTGTGGTATCCTCGAATCCTGCACCAAAGCATAGATATGCGGATATTCCTCGCATATATCGTGCTCCCGGCGATAAAAGTCCTCAAAGTCATCCAATACCTCGGGCGTTAGCATCCCCAGCGAAAGGGTGAAGGTGCGGTCGAAAATCCTTTTGTACAACTCGTAGCGCTTGAGAGCCCTCATAAGAACATTGAATGCCATCTTACGGCGCACAGAAAACCCCTTCTTGGATACGTAACTTTCAAAGTGTGCCCATATATCCTTGTCTTGCGACAATCCTACAGAATAAGGCGTAATAACATCTCTGAGCCAACTCGGAGGCAAGCTAACCTTCCCTGCTCCTGCCTCTATGAACGATTGCATGACAAAAGATGTCAATGCCGAGATTTTAGAATGTGCCTCGTTTGCCTGTTCGACGATCTCTTGTTGGGCAGGAGACATCATCCTGTAACGGGGAACAGAAACCGATTGTGTCTTGGCGCTCCAATATTCAGGCCGCACGAAAATACCGGTCTTGGCACGCTGGTTAAGGCGTCCGTGAGTAAACCGAATCAGCACCTCGTGTAAACCGCATGTATTCTCCTTGGCAGAGAGTGAATAGTAAATTGTCGCCATAATTGTTTATATTTGCACGGATGCAAATATAAACAACCATATATTACTTCAATAATTTTTGGCGACTTTTTGGCGACTTATACTTTATCTGGTGATATTTCGGTCGTTTCATGACATCCGTAAAGATGCCGATACACACCATTGCAGCCAATTTTTGTTGCTTTATGCAATCCCAATAATTTCATGAGATAACATTACCTATAGTCCCGTCGGGACTACAATTTCAAAATAGCAATCATCTGACAATCTGATGGTTGCTATTTTTATTATTCATGTTTTTGGCTTATTTTTGGCGATATAATACAGGTTTTCACTTCATTTTCCCAAACTTCGTGTGCGTCCTCGTGCTTTGAATGCGTCCACTTCATTACGCAAATATAGCACTTTTCGTCCTATTCTTACTGGGATTAGACACTTTTCTTTCTCCCACCGATGCAATGTCGGATAGGACACTCCTAAAATCTCGGACGCCTCTCCACGGGTACAATACTTTATCTTATCACCCATAGCTGCTTTCACGGCGCTGAATGTTTTTTCAGCAACGCTATCCCCTGTCTCCTGAATGAGCACATTTGCAAAGGTACGCAAATCTGAAGCGCTAATCAATAGCATCGCGTCGGATTGGCGATCCCGCATAACTTGCATGAGCAAACTATCCATATTCTATAAAAATAGTGGCAACTCCTGTTGCCGTCCGTCAATATGATCTCTTTCCTTTGTTTTAAACCTCCGCCACGAAATAGGCGGATTCGGTTCCCTGTATTTACCCCGCGTGGCTCGGCGCCTGTCGCGCTGCGCCCGCAAAAACTGGAGCTTCCTCTTCGCTTGGTTGATCCGATGATTGCGTATGCCATGTATAATTATCATCAGTTCTTCCCGGCTCAGTTCATTTGTCCATACCGTATAGTCGGCGATAGTTGGCCGCCCTTCCGCCCTTCTCCCCATTTGCTTTTATCGAAATAAGTTGCTACCTTTGGAGTGATGTGTCAAAGGTGGGGCTTGAGAGCGCCACAAACACAAAGGGCTCCGGATCAGGGAGCCCTTTATATTGCCGGCTTGATTCCGGTAAAGGCGATCATAACTATTATTGCCAGTATTACGACCAGCCAAACTATTATGGTTATAGGCCTTTCATTATATTGCTTTTTCATAATTTCTTCTCCGTTTTCTCCAGCTCTTCAAGGAGGGCATCGGCGAGGGCGATAGCCTGACGAGCAATCAGTGTTTCAGTTGGTATGTTTGCGTACCCTCTTCCGCGCCAGCTTCTCGGCGTAGTCGTCGTCGCGCATCCTCAAGTCATAACTGGAATTTACCGACCCTGGATAGTATCGGCCATTTTCACAAAAGTACAGTGTACCATCTCCGTTATCTGCTTCCAGCTCAGCCGCAATAGGCTGAGGAACTCCACAGAATGAATGATCGCTATCAAACGATATTATTCTCACCAACTTACCCGCCTTCGTGCACACGGCCGCACCTCGCTTGGCGGCTCTCAAGTCAAAATCTTTCATATTTATTTCAGTTTTTCGATATTTTGCGAGAATCTCGCTATTTTTTCAAAACGGAGCGTCGCAATTTTTGCACGCCCCTCTGTATCTGAATACTTCATAGAGGCGTCCAAATAGCCACACCTCCAAATATCCATGGCCTGTGGTGTGCCTGTGACACCAGCATTTCCCCATGCGTATCTTAAATATATTCATACTCATTGCTATTTTACTAATTCGAAAAGTGTTTTATCCTTCGCTATCGTCCCGATTTTCACCCGTTCCGCCTCTTCTTTGGTATCGAACTTTAACACCATTCCTTCGCGTATTGGGCATCCATTATCCCGCCAAAGTACATAAACCATAAGACACCACTTGCCATCCCAAAACGTGGGCGCCCCGTATACCTCAGCCACGTAAGCATATATTTTACGGGTGACTATTTGACAGATCAAATCGCTCATTTCACCAACTCAAATTCGTAAACCACCACCCACGGGTTCCGATCCCATGTTCCACGGCCCGACACCCTGTCGATAAGCGACGCGAAGGCTCGCCTGGGTGTATTGAATATTTGCGCGTACTCATACCCCTGTAAAGCAAATAATTTGCGTGAACAATCTCTGGTCTTAAAGTCTGCCACAGCCACCACCCCTTCTTTCATACAGTCCTCGTCCGAAATATCCTGCAAGCGCTCGCAACGCACTCCCTTGATGCGGATATGCTCAATCATCATATCGGCTCTCACGTACATTTTATTTCCATACCCCGGAGTGTATTTCTCGTCAGCATACTTGGCGCGTCTGCCGTCGTCTTGCCCCATACCCTTAAATATGTCACGATAACTCTGCGCCACGGCCACGACCTCGCCGACCTTGTAGCGGCATTTATGGCGAAAAATCTCAACCCCTTGACAGCACATTACGACACAGCCAGTGGCTTCCTCATAAGTGAAATCTTCGGCTGCGGTCGCGGCAAGCTGGAATTGCCTATCTCCCTCGATGCGGCGCGTATTGGTCTTTATACCCTTCACTGCCATCCTTGTTAGATGGTATCGGTCGTTAAAAAATGCCTTCTGCATGGTTATTATTGTTTTAGGTTGTTCACTCTGTCGATCTCGGCGGCGATAAGGGCGCCGGCCTCGGCAAGAGCTTCCAAGCCAGCGTGTGGGTTCCCTATAATACTACATACCTCAGCATGACGCACATTGCCTATAATTTGTTCAACCTTCATATCTCGGCCTCTCCTAATTCCTTTCCTCGCTTCCGCGATGATTTCGACACCTGTTTTCATGGGATTCTATTTCTTTTTTGAGTTCCTCGATTGATTTTCTGAGCCGTTCGTGTACCTCCACGGCGCGATACATAAGCCAAACAGTAACGATTCCGAGGATTGAAAGCAACGCCCACACTATAATTTCATTCTTCATTTTTCTTACTTTCTTTAAGTTTCACGGCGAGCCGGGTGCATTCTTGGATGAATTCCTCAAAATCGTCAAGTGATAGCCATACATCAGAATCGCCCATCTCCAGCCTAATATTCTTTTTATGGATAATTTCTACTGATATTTTGTTATCATCAAAACTATCTTTGAATGTTACTTTTGTTTTCATTTTCTCTTCTGTTTTAGCTCCGCAACGCGGAGATTCATGTATATCCTCGCAGCCTCTTCTTTAAGATCATCGGGGGACATTGCAAAATGCCATAGATGCGCATATTCATCCGAACTACACCCATAGCTCATGCCAACAACCGTCCCATCCATATCCTTACGAACTGAATAGATATTTATCTGACAACGCCCCTCCCGCCTCAGTCGGCGCAGTAGTTTGGTTTTCATTTTTCTGGATACATTTCATCCACTACTGGATGGATTATTTCAGCATTAAAATCATTTTCCTCCATTAGTTTTAGGCAAGTATCTCGGTCAAATCCAGCATCTCTAATCAATGCCTTCACTGCTTGTCTATCCGCCTGTAAATCAAAGGAGGCAGCATTTTGCACGGCTATCCAATAGCCACGATCATAATCGGTTATTTTTTTCATGTCTCATAGGGATTTGTGGGTAAATCGTGAACGCTGACGGCCAGCCCGGCGTCGATCAGACCGCGGTAGTCGTAGTGGAGGCGGTGTAACAGGTCATACATTTCATGCTGGTTGCATATAACGTAGCCCGTAGATGAGTCCCCATACGATAAGCTATGGATAAATGACTTTTCTTCTTCCAACCAGCGGAAATAGTCCATCGCTTCAGGAGAAAACGCACAACACCCGTCTGAATTCAGTATCCATTGATACAGCGCCGGGGCTCCCAATAAATTCGCCAACTCAAGAATAGGCACGAACGGTTTCCCCTCGTTGTAACCGCGCTCGGTGATCTCCACGTACAGATCGGACATAGGCCGAAGGACGGGCAGTATATCGTCGAGGTAGTCGTATTGCAAATGACCCCCATCGTCAGTAGTTAATCCAATATCTCCATCCATGCAAGGGTCTGCATTGCCAAGTTGGCATAGCACCCAAATATCCTGATCTCTGTCTTGAACTTTCAGGTCATATGGCAGATACCCCGCAATGTCAGCCAGTGTGAGTTCTCGTTTCATCGTATGATTTCTATTATTTTAAGTTGTTCATCAATCTCCGGTAACTGATAATCTATCGCATCACCATCCACCATAATATCGTAGTCCTGGGCTCCCTGCTCGACCGCCCAGTCGTATAGCTCCTTTGGTGTCATGGCTCGTCATCATATTTAATTTCCACACTTTTAATTTCCACACTGTCGATCTGCTCCCGCGTGATAGCGATTCGGTGCTCATTCTGAAAGGCCAATGTCCTCTTATGTATCATGTTATATTCGGCCAAGGACAGCATATCGTGATAGTATAGATAGCTTTGGCAAAACAAGAGGGTCGCCAACTCCTCGCGCCTTTCGGCGGCTGTTTTCTCTGTTTTCATAGCTCTGTATTATTCATGAATTTCCCGCCAGCCTATTATGGTTTCGGGATCAATACGCCTGTTTGTGCCATCAATATACCACACATCCTCGCCGCTATCTGAACAACCCAGCCGCCATGCCACCGACATCATAATCTTCCCGAAAGCTTTATATTTGACCTCTACAACCTCGGCATATTCCGGCAACTCCTCTTTCGGGTCGCGCCAGCGCGTCAGCAGGTCGTGTTCGGCCTCGGCTCCGTAAATATGTGCCGTCCGGACATCCTCCAAGTCGTAGCCGCCTTGATAGGCATGCTCCCGACAATACAAGTCGGCTCTTTCATCAATCGTTTCCATTCTTAGTCAGTTTTTGGATGAAATTCTTTCGGTGGTATTCATAATCCGGTTCGAACTCTCCGTCCTCGCCGTTCTCGAACCACATATCGTCGAATGCGCCAATCGCTCTTTTCCGCATCCGCTCCTCGGCTTCCTGCTCGGCAAGCTCGACAGCCCGTTTTGCCTCTATTAGCTTAATATCACATTCTCCCGGACAATCGGGATACATCATCGCTATCGGTCTTACCACTTTCAACAAATATTGTTTTGCTTTTTCGCTTTTCATGGTTGGTAATTTTATAGGTTCAACTCATGTTTAGTAGACACAAGCAGGATGATTGTTTCGACAAGGGCGTTAATAATACTAACGTCGTTAGCGATAAAACGATCGTAGTCGACAACCCACTCGATGCCATTCTCGCCCATATATCGCCTCATGCGAAAATTCCCATCAGATGGGTCTTGACATGAAATTTTCGGAGGTAACAACCCCAGCAGGTCGGCGACCGTGAAGGCGGGGACAACATCTTCTCGTATTTTTTCTTTTGGCGGGTAACCGTTCCGTTGGTAAGGCTGAGCATACAATTTAGGCACGCCCTGAGTGAAATGACTTTGATATATCATGCTCGCCTTCTCCGCGGGCACTCCCAACTCGATCAGCCGCTTCGACTGCTCGATGCTCGTTACTTGGTCTGTCATAATTTTTGCTGTTTTATTTCGTTTTGTTTGTGACTATGAAAACCGATTCTTTACGAATTGGCAATTACGTTCTTCACGCCGGGAAAGTAATTGCCGTGACCAGCGTATTCCCCAAGGGGATCAACGCCCATACCGACCGGATCACCGGCAAGGTGTCGTACATACATGCCAACCAAATCGAACCGATACCCCTGTCCACCGACATGCTCCAGCGGCTCGGGATGCGCCGAAATGCAGTGCGTTGGGTCAAATACGGCGTCGATAACCTTTATGTCGACCGAGCCGTGGATAAGTTTTACATATCCATCGGCAGGCTTGGCGAGCGGGTATGTCAGGTGCGGTTCGTTCATCAGCTTCAAAATATACTCTCCGACGGCTGGGACGTGGAACTTATACTGCGGAGGTAACCATCTATTCGCATAATCCGTAATAATTCATGCAGCTGTCCTTGCCTCCCGAAAAGGTGACTATGACTTTCATTTTATCATTCGTTAAAGGTTAACTGAGGAGACTGGGGCTTTCAAGCACCACAGATGCAGCCCATTCACACGCTCAAGAGTGAAATTATCTTCAAGAGAGCCACCCAAACGACGGAATCGAATGTAGGCCATTGCTTCATCCCGTGTATAATACTTTTTCCCAGATTGCACACTTGGCGGCTGGTCATCTTTAAGCGCCTTGTCGAGTTTTGCGTAACTGACAAAAGCCGTATAGGCATTCGTGTGTTTGAGGTATGCCTGCTTGCTTTGCATGGTAGCTATCAATCGGCGAATATCTTTCACGTTGTAGTCCTGCAACAGCCACACGGCCTGTGCTGCAGTTATGGGCTCGGGCATCGAAGCAATACATGGCGCGTTCGTGGCGATCCATTCTATGAGTTCCACGGCCTCCGTCTCTTTTCCCCCTACAACCCCCTTTTTAGTATCTACCAGTGTGTGTGTATATTCTTCTATTCTTTCTTTCTTATATTCTTTAGTTGTGGTTATTTGTTGGTTATCTGTTGGTTGTTTGCTGGTTGTTTGTTGGTTATCTGTTGGTTGACAACCATTATCAAAACCATCCTGTGCTTGTTGGTATAAGTCATAATTACAGACAGTTATGATAGTATATTTGCGTGTTCCCGACTTGGTTATAAACCCGCAATTATCCAGCTTGTCTATTGCGGTGCGTATTTGCATCTCCGAAAGTCCTGTCTCTTCGGACAGCTGTCCTCTGCTGGTTACCAATTGTCCGCGGTCAATGATTAAACCCTTCCACTTCTTGGCCCGGTAATTTGCCTTCAAAATGAAATGCAATGCCAGCCGTACGCAGTTCGTATCCGGATACCACTCCCAATCGAGGAAGCTGCGGTACATCTTAATCCAACTGTTATTTGAAGTGTTACACATTGCGAATTAATCGTTTGTAATAATTGATCTTATCGGACATCTCCGACCTCGACATTTTGAATACGCTGTGCTTACTGCGTTCAAGTTCTTCAACGACTGCAAGTCCGTATTTTCGGATCAGTACTTGGCGGTAAACTCCAATGCGACCAGCAGAATGCCTGTTGCAAACCCTGCATTGGGCGTGACAATTCCTTTCGTCCCATCTCGTAGACCTGTGAGCTCGGTCTATATAGTGCCCGCAATCGCATGTTTCAGGCGCTATGGGCGCCCCGCAGGTGATGCAGAAACCTCGCCCACCCTGACAGTCTCGATGACGTATGAAAAGGCTGAAAACACGGTCGTATTCCCGTTCTAAATCTGTCATGCGTTATAGCCTATTTGGCGCATCTGCTCCTTCTCGAAACTCAGTTGCGTACGTAGTATGTCTACTTGATGGACACACGTGCGGTTGATCCTGTCGAGCATGTTAACGACCTTGTTCTCCTCGGCACAGGACGCCCGAAGTATTTCTTTTTGGATACTCGGCGCCAGAGGTATCAGGTCTTTCAGCCGGGAGGCTTTCAGCATCGCCAACTCCTGTTCGTATTTCGCCTTCGACAGGAGATAGCCGCTACGCGCCATACGCACACTCAGTTCTGACATGCGCTGTGAAATTGCCTGCGGCTCAGTAGGCGGTTCTGCTTCAATGAAGAGCTGCATTTCCTCGATCTCTTTAAGTTCAGATGTATCCATGGCTTAGAAGGGAAGATCGTCGGGGTCAGATTGCATTTGGGAGGTAGTAGAGGTGCATGAAGCCTGGGATTCCCTGCGCCCCAAAATCCTGACCGTATCGGCCATGATCTCCGTGATGTATCGTTTGATGCTATCTCGGTCGGTATAGTCGCGGGTTCGCAACCGACCTTCGACGTAAATCTGCGCCCCCTTCTTCACGTATTTATCCACGATATCCGCGGTATTGCGCCACGCCACCACATGATGCCACTCCGTTATCTCCTTTACGGTTTTTGTTTGCCTGTCGGTGTAACGGTCGGTCGTCGCCACACTCAGGCTGGCAACCTTGGCGCCCCCGTCCAATACACGAACTTCGGGATCAGAACCTACATTCCCGATGATGATGACCTTGTTTACCATATTTTCGTTGTTGTTTTTTGGCGAATATTTTTAACCTGCGGATGGCATCCCACTCGCGCGTGGATTGTTCAGGGAGCGGACGAAGCATATCAATCGCCCGAATCACCCTGCGCATATCGGAATTGGATACATTCATTGCAGTGGTTTTTTAAAAGTAGTCTTGATAATAGTCTTGCTCGACCTGGCGGGCGGGAACAACACTTCCCCCGTCTCCGGATCCGCCAAGCCCGATGCAGGCATACTGCGCAGCATCATCTCCCGCTCTTTGATGTCCGCTTTTAAAGCTTCAAGCGTTTCATACATATCTAGCAGTTTGCTGTCGCAGCACATAGAATAGTCGTATTTTACGCCCGATTCGGCCTCCTCCAGCCGGCAGTCCCCGAACTGGTGCGATTTGCCATATTTAGACAGTTCGCGGAGTGTGATATCACGCACCTGCGTATCGTCCTTGAATTGCTTGATCGCATTCTCCATGCGGCTGATCTGGATATGCGCCTCGATAGGGCTGATGTCGCCATTTACGACGGCGCTGATGGCCCTGCCCGCGAGATCGGCAATGGATGCCGTATCTCCGAATAGTGTTATCTGCTGATTCATGCTTTATTTTCCCTCGTTAAATTGTAATATTCGGTAACTTTGACATTGACTTTCGGAAGCATTTCTTGATCGACGATATACTTGGACTCCAAGAACCCGGCTAATGAGAATCGCTTATTGGCTCCTTTGGCGTTTTCCTTAGCCTTGATTATCTCTTCGAACAAGTCCAAAGTCAGCAATTCGTCAGTAAGCGTAGGCTTGGAAGCCGGGCCGACATCCTCATGCCGAGGCAGCCGGTCTACGTCATCTTCATCAGTGGCTATATGAAAGTATTTGAGAATGAAATAACGCTCCCCGTAGGTCATTGCCGAGCCTACACCTTTGTCCCAATCATTCTGACCGTTGGCGCTCCATTCGCATACATCCTTCTCTCCGGATTCCACGTCAATCCAAGTGAAACGCATCTTTACACTCGATAGGATTTCGGATTTAGGTCGCTGATCCCGGCCTACGGTATAATCCTGACGGATATTTGTGATGTCGAGAACCTCCGTTTTGAGGATCACACCGAGTTCGTCCATCTTGGGTCGGACGATGCCAAGTACTTTCGAACCGCTGATGTACTTGTAATTATTTCCATCAGCATTCGGAAGCAACGCCCTGACGCTCCTCTGGATTTCCAGCAGCTTGCTATAGATTCCCATGGTTATAAGTTGTTTTGTTTTGCGTAATTTTTCAACCGGGCTATATGCCCTGGCCATATCCGACCGTCAATATCGGTGACATTAATAACTTCGATGCTGTCTTCGCACCCGGTTTGCACCTCCTCGAAACATCCGGCGAAGACATCGTATCGGCGTTCATAAACAGGCATATAGTGATGCCTCGCCTGAATGTCGTAGATTTTGTATGCAACCGTATAGACCCGACCGTCTTCATCACCACGACGATCTTTCCTGATAGCCTCCCGGAAAGCATGGTATATCAGCTTCAGGTCTATGTCGACCAGCCTTGAGGCAACCTCCGAGAATTTATCCCGATCACCGTTGATGTGCTCGCTGGGAGTGTCCTGGTACTCTTCCAGTGCAAGCACAGTGGTTGACGTGGGTATCGTGTAATATTGTGTGTCCATGTTAATCGAAGATTTTATCCAACAATTCGCCTATTTCTTTTTTGCGGTGCTGGTTCGACAGCACCCAGCGAAACACGACGGAAATCGGAACCGCCAACATCAGGAAGATGAATAACTCGGTCATATCACGTTCCTCCCTCTCATGCGATTGTACGATACGTAATTCCACAGGCTTATCCTGCATATGACACGTTGCCGGATTCTGTACTGCATGCGCCAAAATATGTCGGTGAGCAGCTGCTTATCGGTGCGTCTTACGCCGACAAGCTGAGTATCATTGTCCATGATTCATCGGTTTAATGTTTAGACTTGGAAGGGAATACCCGACTTACGAGTATGGTGCCGACAACGACAGCATACGCGGGATAGAGCACGCGGAACTGAGCAAGGAAACAGCCTAAAGCATGCTCCTCGCACGTGGCGCGGATAACGTTGGTGTAATCGACCCTATCAGATGAAAATAGGGGTTTGTTGGCCTTCAGATGGCAACGGTAGAATGCGGTGCGGCTTTTCTTCGCGCGCGGTGTGGTCTGGGTGTTATTTACCCGGATACCACTAACTTTATCACGGTTTGGCATTGTGAGATAAAAAGTTAGTTAATAATATATAACAAAAGAGGCGAGCCCCTTTCGAAAGTCGCCAAACCGTGCAATCATACCGAGATACGATTGTCTCAAGGAGCCCGCTTTATTTTAAGCGGTTCTGATGTGTTTTTGTGCTTGTCGGTAGAACTCGCACGGTTTGGCTCTACAAATATAGGAATTCATTCCGAATCTGCAAAATTATTTTGAAATTAACCGGGCGCGTCCACCTTGTATCTTGTATTCACGACCACAATCGGCACAAAAGATAATCTCGTCATCCCAGTCTTGTTCCAACCATTCTAATTCATCAGAATAGTTAGCGTCGCAAGCGCTATTACGATCTATCAATACCCTTCCGCAAAGACACTTTAGTTCGATGTTAGATGTATATTCAATATCTGTCGCATAAAATTCGCATTCAATACCCTCTGTTTCGGCTTCCTCGGCCGCTTTTTGGGCTGCTTTTTCATAAGCCTGCAAACATTCGATTTGCTCTCGGTTTCCAATTTCAGGTTCGATAATGTTATTGCCACGCATGAACTGACCGTTCACAATGCGTAAAGGTTGCGTATTATCCATATTATCTTAAATTAAGTGCCAGCCGATTTTAATCGAACAGCGTCCCTTGAACAGTATCACCCGGGCTTCTCATGGCATCTGCCCACCGTTCATGAACAAACAACCGCTCCACTCGTTCCGTCCTTTTAGTCGGCGAATAGGTGCACGTTTTGTTAATACTCGCAATACATACGAAGTCATCCGGCATGGAATATTCTGAAACGAAAACCGGGAAATCTCGATGTCGAAGCCAGTCGAGAAATCGTTTATAGTCGAAGTCGTGCAAATATCCCGATGTGCCGGTGTATGGCGGATCGCAGTACACAGTTGCACCCGACGGGATGGTTATGTCGGTATAATCCTTTTGAAATACCTCCAAGCTTTCCAGGCTTTGTAGGCTTTGCAGGCTTTCCAGTCTTTGCAGTCTTTGCAGACTTTCCAGACTTTGCAGTCTTTCCAGTCTTTCCAGACTTTGCAGACCTTGCAGACTTTCCAGACTTTCCAGTCTTTCCAGTCTTTCCAGACTTTGCAGACTTTCGTTTAAGGGCGCCCACGGAATAGTTAACGCCGGTAAAATTTCTTGCAACTTCTCGTATTGTTCAGAGGATGGCAACATCCATTGAGATTCGTTAAAATAATGCCCACCCATACAATTCCCAAGGTGTCGGTCGACATCTTTTGGCGTAAGACCGGATAATTTCAGGGCGTTCTGTAAATATTTTCGCAAATACGCTGATTTAACCCGAAAAACATCTGTATGTATCGCCTTTGCATTCAATGTGCCGTCCGCATTGTATTGAGGTGCCACGTCGCACGCTGCGCACAACTTCAGCACCTCTTGCGTCAGCTCTCCTATTTTATCACGGACTTTTGCAAATTCCCGGACAAATCCTTTCCATGCCAACCGCGCGCTCGTGGGCGTTCCCGCGGAAAATATCGCGTGCATGTGTTTTTTGAATCGCTCTGTTTCCGGAGCATACAAATAGGATTTCATATTATTCCCAAAGCTCCAGCAAAGACGCACGTAGGGGTCGTCATCTTTGAGACGGAGGAAATCCTCCCGACTGATCCATCGACATTCATTCCGGTATTTCCCATCGATGGCATCACGGAAGACTTGGGGATATTCCGTAATATCGTTTGCAATGAAACGTCCGAATTTACCAGACAATATGGCAGCGTGAGTTACCGCACATCCTCCGGCGAACAAATCCACGAACGTATGCGACGCGGGAAGATTCGAAATAACCCATTTCGCAATACTATTCTTAGAACCCTTATAAGGTAATCCGTAATTCATAACTAATCTAAATTCAATGCCATCCTCCGCGACCTCTCGGCATTCTTGAGGTAGCGTGTTTTGTACTTCTCATTGGCCTTGTCGGGTGTAACCCAAAGCACCGTGTTGTTGTCGAGCCGTAAAGGCACCAGTCCTTTGTCTTTGAGCTCTTGAAGATATTTATTCATGGTCGTTTGATTGTATCCAAAAGAAGCGGGGGCTTCTGACTGCCCCCGCGGTGGCGGCGTTACTGTGCTTCGCGCCGCCGATTTGCGTTCTTTATCTCCCGTTTCGTGGGCTTAGCCCGCCTCGGCCTTGCTACTTCCTTCACGCAGCCTCGGATTGTCGAGGGATATACCCTCTGTCAGCTTCCGTTGTGACAGACGCCCAAGCGCCCGATCAAACTCACAACATTAGGGTTAGAACCCCGTTGAGCTACCCGGATTCGAACCGGGAGTACCGCCTCCAAAGGGCGGTGTGTTAACCATTACACCATAGCTCAATAAAAGCCGCCTGAATCTCCACTCACCCGCGCCACCGCGCAGGGCTTCGATCTCGGCGGCACACCATCCGCGGGCTTCACAACTGGCCAATGGCAAATACCAAACTTAAAATGCGATTTGCGGATTATTGGCAGGAATCCGCGACCTGTGGCATATAGTACTCGTTAAACTGTGTCGGCCGCCCGTCTTCCGTAACGGCCCTCTGTTTGTTCGAGCAAATGGAATATCCCATTTTCCGGAGCCGACTGATGATCCGGCGCAGCTCCGTCGTGCAAAACAACCTCTCAGCCTTACGAACAGTCAGCCTGCCGCCGGCCTTGAGATAGGCCAGAATTTTATTTTGCGGATTGTGTTTCATAGCCCTTGATGTATTTGCCGTTTTCACCGCGCGCTCTGTCGAACTTGCGCAACTTGCCTTCGAGTTTGCACACCTGCTTCTCGAATTTATCGGCCCGAGAGGTAAGAGCCAGGATTCGCTGCTCCCTGGAAGCGAGTTCCGCATCTGCGGCATTACGTTCCATCACACACCTTGCGGCAAGGTTCTCGAGCTCGTAAATTCGTCCTTTCAGATGCCCGACCTCCGTCCACAACTTCTTCCGAGGCGTCACGTCGAAGCCTAAAAATGTTTTTCTCTCCATAGTATAATTGTTTTAAGGTGTTGCAAATAAGCCCGCGCGCACTGTAACTTTAAACTCCATTTCAAAACTGCGCCACCGAAAAGCGCACGCGGGCAAGATGCAGACCTCACGCCTAAAATGAAATAACCCACTGCTGAAAGAACGGTGCGCAAGGCCTGCCATAGAGCCTGGATAGGCGGTCAAGCCACACCAGGCATAATAATTAATACGGCTCTCCGGATTACTCCGGGTCATCGCTCGTTCATTGGTATTTATCTGCTGCCAGCCCTTCTGCGCCAAGTCGCTCGCCGGGTTTTACATCCGCTCGGATGGTTCTCGTGTATCAATGTGTCAAAGAACACAGAAATTGCTTTTGCCTTGCGGCGGGGTTAGTGCCAGCAATCAAACCCCTCACCTATGCGGTGGCTATCTTGTAAGTGCGGCAGGATTCGAACCTGCAACCTGCGCCCGGAAATGCGAGGTCTTTCAACCTTTGTGCTTCTATTTCGCATCCCTGCACCGCTCTACCTTTGAGCTACACACCTCGTGATGCTATTCCTTTTTGATGTGGAGCCGCTCAACCGGAATGCCTTTCATCTTGGCGATTTCATCCATCGTTACTTCGACAATCTCAGATTCAGGATCAGGTTCATAAACAAGGCGAAAACCTAATGTGTAAAGCTCGTCGCAAGTGAAATTGTAAGTCGCATTGCCGTTCTCTTTCTTGCACACGACCAATTCTCCACTACGGAAAATCACCTCCCAAGTGTTTGATTCGTATACAAGCTTATCCCCTACCTGCCAATCCTTGAAAGATTCGGCCTCTTCTTTCGTCGAAGGGCGGATACAAAGATTTGAAACGCCGTTTTTGATGAGTGCCATCTCGCTACCATCCCCGATACACCAACTGTATTTGAAGCCTAATTTGTCTTCGCAACTGGATCCACTACTCGCATCTTGGCATAGATAAATACTCCCTTCCTCTACCTGAATACGCCCTTCAGCTGGGAGGTCATTGATATTGGCTTTGAATTTCTTACCTTTGCATTGCAGTAAATTTTCCATACTATTTTATTTTTGGTTTATAAGTTTAGTTCTCTATTAACTCTTCCACCCGGAATTTCCGGCCACGGCGTGGGCTTAATCTGCGGCACCGACCTTCCACGTCTTGTGCATGGTAGCGATCAGGTCTATATACCCTTTGTATTCCTCCATCTGCTCGGTACTATAGCCTTCGGCCTCGCCAATTTTTCGGAAATGCTTCTGCCACTCGGAAATGGTGTAGCGTTTGCATCCTATTTGAATAACATCCTCACCCCAATAGGATACTGTATGACGAGATGCGCTGATAAATAGCGATTTCGGAACATCGCACCCGTCGCCCAGTTTGCACCCGTAGCCCAGTTTGCACCCGTCGCCCAGTTTGCACCCGTCGCCCAGTTCGCACCTGTAGCCCAGTTTGCACCCGTCGCCCAGTTTGCACC